CATTAGATGCCATTTCTTCAACATTCAGTGTCTTACCTTGCCAGGTGTACTCTTTGGAATTACCAGCGATTGCTGGGTTATCGGTGCGACCAAGTAAATAATCTGTGGACACGTTGAAGTAGTCAGCAATCATTGAAACTCGTTCAACATTTGGTGTGGATTTCTTCATGTTATAAATTGTATTTCTGCTAAAACCTAGTTTTTCTTCAAGTTTATTTAATGAAATACCTTGTTTGTCAGCCAATTCTTTTATTTTTTCAAATGTGAAAAACATTGATACATCAACCTTTCTAAGGCATGACAAAAAATATTTAATAAATTTACTACAAAACCGTTGACAAATGTTAATAAATTTACTACAATAGTTTTTGTAAGCTAAAGAGTTAGCGAACAAGACAACTAAAAAATAAAGCCTAATGAAACTGATTGGCGTCCGTTTTCTAGGTAGAACCTTGCTTTTTAGTAGGTCTTTTCTCTATGTTTTGATTTTAATAAATTTATTTATTAATGTCAAGAAATTCGCTAACTTTTTAGATAATTTTTTAAAAAGAGGTCAGGGATGAACGAAGAAGACCTGAAAGAATTATTGGAACTCTTAGCGACAGATTATGGGCGAGGGTATCTAGATGGAGTAGTTGGGGGACTTTCAATGCTTTTGAAAATTTCAAAAGAAGCAGAGAAATATAGAAAGGAAAAATATGAGTAAAGAACTAAAGATAATCAAGGCTAAAATCAAAACTCGTTTGATTGAGCTTGATATGACTCAAGCTGAGTTGGCAAAAAAAGTATTTGTCACACCATCGGTCATTTCAGAACTGCTGAAGTATGGCAAAGGAAGTGATTCTGTGAAAGAAAAAGTCACAGATGTTCTAGGAATTGAGAATCCTTGGAGAAATCACTGAGAGGTCCATACATGCAAGCAAAAATAATACTGAATTGGCAGAAGAAAAATCACCAACTTAGTCAGATGATGATCGATAGTCTTGAGGGACTAGATGTTTGGGAAACTATTTTAACACTAGGAAAAGTAAGAAGAGGAACATTATGAACGAAATTTTTAATTTTCACGGGCAGGAAGTCCGTACTTTGACAATTGATGACGAACCTTGGTTCGTTGGGAAGGATATTGCAGATATCTTGGGATATGCAAATTCAAGAAAAG